CTTTGGAGTTATATTTTCATTTTTGTGTTTATATCTAGCATTGCAATGCTTTGTTTTCTAATTACTTAAACTCCAATTTGTTTTCAAAAAAAACACATACTCCTTATAGGAAATGAGGTGTTTGATGTTAATTGATTGTGTTTCTTTTATTTTCCTTAATGTATAACAAATTTGTCTAACAATTAAAGTGTGTGCGGGATATGCAAGGTGTGTGCACACTATGGATATGAAGTGTGTGCGGCTGTTTTTACCACTCGCACACACCTTGTGTGCGGGGTGTGTGCGGGGTGTGTGCGAAAGTGTGTGCGAGGTGTGCACATGGTGTGTAGGTTGATTTGAGCGTTTTTTTGAGTGTGCACACCAAGTGTGTGCGGTTAATGATATTGTAGAGTTATAAATGATTGTAAAACTAAAATTAAAAAAAAGACCCGGAGCATCACCCCAGGCCTTTCCGATGAACCCAAATTAAAAAAAATTAGATCACACGGGTGATAAAATTGATTTAATTGTCTTTAAAGAGGCAGCAATGCCTTTGATATTTTTTTTATGTTTTTGTGAAAGTTCCGAGTTCATACACCAAGTTTCTTTTAAAATTGGTATGTTAGCCATATAGCCACCACTATACGGAGAATTATCAAACTTTAACTCATAGGCGAAGCCATATTCCTTTATTGTTGCTAACATAGCTTTTTCTTTATTATTCATCCCTCTTGGAAACATAATTGTAAAATTGCAAAGCCGCCAATAATATGTAAACTACAATAAGCACAGGCAGCGTATGTGCTTAATACATTTGATATTTTTGTTTAATTTTCACAGAGGGAAATCAATTTCCCTCTGTGCTTTTTTGGAGTCTTGTCATAGGTCATAAATAATCATTAATCACCTAAACCCCTCAGGAGCCTCCCTCAAAACCTCAAACTCATACACCCACACAAAAGGATTATCAAACCAATTCCCATCTCCGTTTATAAACTGCCAAAGCGTTCTAAATCCACCATTATGGTATAACATCTCATATTTCCCTGTTTTATAATTTAGATACCTTGCAAAACCTCCTTCGCCCTCACACAAAACCCCTTCCTTCTCTGCATCAGCCTCACTAATATCAGTTAACCTCTCCACCCTTACATTAGTCACTTTCAGCCAAAGCCTGCAAGCCTCCTTTGGCATAAATAACGAAGGCCTCCAATTATTACACCCAATAAAAGCATTGTCGGCCTTATAAACATACTTCCCAACACCTTTAAACAACTCCGCCTTAGGCACAATGGAAGTATCAAAATACGTCTCTCTTACCCAAATAATATCACCGATAGCGTTTGGGATTTTTGTGCCTAACCACATCTTGTTATCGTCCTCTACAAAATAGGCTTGGTCGTTTGTTAATCCTGCCAAGCTGGTTTTCTCTAAATCAAATCCAGCTTTAACCACACGCCTAGTTTGTGTTTTTGTTCCCCTCAACAACGCCTGTACCATAAGCGTTGAAAAAAGCATCGGGCGAAAAACACCACCCGATTTCACTATTTTTTTAGTCTTACTTGTTTCCATTTTCTTCTAAGTTTTTAGCCTCAATAAGGCCGGGTTAAAAAATTCATCTTTTCCTTATTTTTACCAATTACCTCCAGCTTAGCAATTCTCCTCTCCAGATAAAACTTCGCCTTTTTCAAGTCCTGCACCTCACTATCCTTCTTCCCTGCTCTTGCAATGTATTTCACCGTATTGCCTAGCAAAAAATCCAAGCCCCACGCCTCGATTACTTTTATAGCTTCGTATGCGTTGTCCTCACCTCCATAGTGTGCTGGGTGGTTTACTGCTTCTTTGGTTGTAGTTAGAGTCTTTTTAAAGTCACTAGCATGATGTAAATCATAGATTTGAAACTGATTCAAAACAGAATCTGGGATTTCATCAGTAGTCAACTGAGTTTCCACGATATGAGAGCTTTTGTCAATAGCACCAATTTTTATAAGTTTAATAATATCAGAGAGGTTTTGTTCTGTTTTAATATGACATGTGCCATTTATCTCCTCTACTAAGCTATTTATAAGTGTTGTTTTACCTGATCCTTGTGGTCCTAAGACCAAAATTGATTTAATTGTTTCTTTGCTCATAGTTCTAATGCTTTTGAAATGTTAGGAAAATTTGTTTTGAAAATATCTAAAATAGCAAGTCCGATTTGTTGATGCTCCAATTGTGTATGCCCGTCACAACGAATTTGCAGAAAGTGAATCCAACTTCTAATGCTTCCTTTCATGTAGATTTTTGTTTGGGTAGTCAATGGCAATATAAATCTTGCACACTCCTTGGCTACACCAGCAGATAATAAATCCTTATATAAATTCTCACTATTTTTTAAGTGTTCTTTTATTAAGTTTGAGGCAACACTACCACAAACAATTGGGTCAAATACTTCTGAACTACTTTGCCTGTTTGTAGTTCCCGATTTCCTCAATTGCACAGCTTCAAATTCTGTCACTTCTGCATAGCGTTGTGAAAATTCTTGGAAAGAAAAAGAACGATGTCTTAAAATTTGTTGTGCAATGCCACGACTTGTAACAATTTCAACAGTCATATCGCACATTTCAAATGGTGACCAATGTTTATTTTTTACCATATAGGCAATAAGTTTATCCGATGTTTCGGAGTTCAACTGATTTGAAGGATTCGAAACCCTTGCTACATAAACAATTAATTCTTCTGCTGATAATTCTTTTTCTTCTACCAGCGACTTTGTAAGTGATACTAATTTTATTATCATTTTTATATTTATTTTTTTAATTTATTTAATCCTCCAAGTTCTCCAGCCGTCACCTCTCCTAAGTGTAGAGAATTTCATCCCGTGGCTTTTTTTAAGCCTAAAGGCATGGCTTTTGGTTCTATTTTTATAGTGTTCGCACTCTGTATAAATGCTTTCACCAAGTTCCATGGCTAGTAACTTATGCCTGCTATTAGCTTTTTCGTAAGGAACTATTACGCCTTTGGCTTCTATTTTATCTTTGTAAAACTCTTCAGCGATATTGTTTAATATATTTGCCACTTCTGCCTCTGTTTTCCTATGCCATGCGAAGTCGATAAGCAATTGGGAAATGTTATCATCGTTAAATGGTTTGTTTTCGTTCATTGTCACTTTTTTCGTTTAATTATTGTGAACATTTCTTCCAATGAGTAGATTAACCATTTCTCGTCATTTTCTTGTAGCTCAAGCCCTTCACAAAACTCTTCTATGAGGCTATACATAGACTGACTATCAATATCATTGGTGTTTGCCCAGCCTGCTATCTCACTTGAGATTTTAGAGATTAGGTCTTTTTGTTTTTCGTTTGGTTTCATTTTTCTTTTACATTAAATTGAAATCGGCCTTCTATACATACCCTCCAAATACTTGTACAATTCATTCCTTTTTGCCTTGATTATATCCTCCTTCGTTTGAAGTTTTGGTGCTGCATTCTGTTTTGGAGCAGGCTTACTTGTCTTAGCCTGGTATTCCATCGGTTCATCAACTTTTACGCCATTTGATCCTTTCACAAACACCGTTCTAATCTTGCGGGTGGCTTCGTAGTTGTTTAGCCACGCAATCAGCTTTACTTCAGTGATTAGCCCCAAGTCTATGAGTTTTTTCACCTCATGCATAGGCAATCGTCTCAGTACCTTGCTGTTTTTAAAAACATACACTTGTGCATAAGGCTGCCGCTGCCTCTCTGTCCATTTAGTTACGTACTCTATCATTTCTTTTTTTTGGTTATGGGTAGAGCCTTCGCCCTACCCTTGTGTTTTTTTTACGACTCCTTTAGCCACTCTGGCAACTGCTCCTCAACTTTGCCCGCTGCTGGTACCGGTGCCACTGTTTCTGCTGCTGCTGGCATTATTCCGCTAGTTTGAGCAGCCTGTACTCGCTCCCTCTTTATCTCCACAATTCCAAAACATTGTAGGTCCATAAAGATTTTGTCTACCTGCTTGGCTTCGTCACGCCATTTACGGCCGTTTATGTTAAAACTGACCTCTATCTCCATCCCATAAGTCAGATGATCTACCAGTGTGATGTTTTGCCCCATCAGACTAAACTCTGCCAAGTTGGTATATTGGTTATTTCCCGTAATATCAACCGAAAATGTACGCTTTTGGGTGCCGTTTTGCCCAACTGCAAAAACTGGAGATGCTGAAATAAATTTGCCTGTAATGTTCATTTGTTTTTAAAAATTTAGTTAAAAAAAATAATTGTACTAATCCTATATTTGAAATTTATAAAATTCTGCTTTTTTATGTGTTGTGTTTCAAAATGACCCCTTGTTTCCGACTACAACTACTACAAGTTATAAAACGCTAATAATAAACTACTTAACCCTGTTCATTTGTAGTAAACCTGTTACTACATCTACTACAAATACTACAATCCTACACTTTTACTACACTTTTACTACACTTTTTTTTTGTTTTTTTATAGATAAATAATTAATTATCAATATCTTATAACTTTTGTAGTATTTGTAGTACGGTTTTACCCTTTTTTTTTTCAATTGGTTTTTTTTTAAAGCCTCTGATAATTGCTATTTCTAGTCTCAAAATTCACCCCAAAATCACGCTGTATTTTGTCATAATTTACTACACATGAACCTTTTACCGGTATAGACCTTTGTTGGTTATTTCCTTCGTTATCGTTCAGAAATCGGATAGACTTGCTTATATCTTCCCACGAACTATGACCATCGCACACAGCCATCTCAGTTTGTATGGTGTCACGGTCAGGTGGAGTCTTCATAAAAACTTGTCGATACTTAGGTGCAAACAAATTGTACAATTTCGGGAAATTGAGCTTTATCTCTGACATACCTACCACTCCGCTAAGCGTAAAGTGTGTGTCTGGTATTACGAAGCCTTGCTCATATAATCCCTGTATAATCTCCCAGAACTCCGCTATAGCCTTGCTTTCGTTCATGATGCGGTGTTGACGGTCAATAGCCACCGTTCCTATGCGTACAAACTCATCCATAATAGCCTGCTGATCTCCTGTTGCGGTGGTGATGTTTATACGGCCCACTGCTGCTAGTATATACGGTATAGTCATTACCTGACTCATATTTGTGAGTAGTCTCTCCGCCACGGCTATATGTTTAAATTCTGCTCTGAATGCCTCAAACAGGTTCTTGTAGGCTGTCACGAAGTTTTCGACTATATCGGCACGATATTGTAGTAAATCTACCGTCAGGCAGCCCAAACCGTTGTCTAGCATTTTTTCAAGCTCATAAAAGGCCGTGCGTTGTTCGGTCGTCTTTTGGTTCGATACAATCGGAACAAACAAACATCTTGAGAAAAATATCGGATTTTCGGGCAGATAATTGCTCGTTAAAGCCAAGGCCGAGTACAGGTCTACCGAGTTGGTGTCAATACTGTTGGTGTCGGAGCTACGGTGGTAGCCGTCGTTGTCATAGGCCGCCTGCAATATGCCCTCATAAGGGAAATCGTTGTGAAATTCATCAAACCACGTAATAGCGTTGCTCGTCTGGCTCATAATCTTCACCAATGCCGCCTCTGTGTTTTTGTTTTTGAGGTTAACTCCTTCTTGTTTCCTACCAAACGCCGCAGTCAATACTCTCACCATCGAACTTTTACCCGTACCGGCACCGCCTTTAAGAAACAATATGGGCGAAAAGCTTTTTTCTTTTACCGCAATATCTCTAAAAACAGAAAATATATAGAAACACAGCGGTATTAGGCTAAGCTCGTAACCGTGTGCAGTGTGGTACAGCTTTACAAATGTGCCGAAGTCAATTTTAAAATCTGTCAATTCGTGGCGTTTTTTCATGATTGACTTGGGATTCGGCACGCTCAAATACATGTTTTTGGCCTTAATTATTCCAAATTCATCAGGTGTAATCAGCTGCCCACTGTGCCACACTAGGTTAGAGAATAGATAGCACTCTGTTTCAGCATTCCAGCCAAATCTAACCACTTTCAAGGCCGTGTCAAATTCGGTTTCGTCAAACAAGTATCCGTGCAATTCTGACAGTTCTCCGTCGGTGATCCTTAGCGATATACTCTCGCTTGCAAATGCCCGCTTTAGCTTACTTGCTGAGCAGAAATCATCGTGACTCACCTCAATAAACACAGACTCCGATGCATTAACCTTGCCCTCCAGCACCCATGTGAGTTCGTCTCGCTCGTCTTTGGTCTTGTACTTAATAAATATGAGGATATCGCATATACGCTTAAACTGTCTGCCGCTGCGAATATTAATGTGCGGCGGGTTGTTGAAATAATAAACAGTCTTGAACTTTTCTTCACTATCTTCTTCTTCCGTGTTGTCGTTTTTAACTATTTTTTTAGTTCTCGTTTTATTCCCTGATTGGCTATTCCCTTCGGTAGGCTTGCTCTCCGAGCCGCCAGACATGGCGGCTTTACTTGGTTGTTTTGGCATTTTAATGTCCGCTCCGTAGTCGGCCGCTATGCTAAAAAACTTCGCTGGGCTAGTAAACCTTGTCGTTTTTAGGAGATTATCAAACTTTTTGTCGGTTAACTCCGCATCGTAGGCCGCATTTACACTACTCAATTCATGAAAATACGCACGTCCCGCTTCGCCATAAGTGGCCATACTGAAGCCCACCATAAGCCATTCAGTGGAGTAATGCTGTGTAACATCTATGCCATTATCTACCAACTGACGGACTACGTACTCCAGGTGTGTAATATTTACCTTTTTCGATGGGTCAAACTTCCGCTCTGGCTTTATTGGTGCAAGGCCTTTGATGGTGTAGGTGTTGGCATCGGCATTGTAGAAAAAATGCGGGTCATAACTCAAAAAACACGCCCGAGTAATATCAGAACCCGACACATCAGGCACTAAGCCATACTGCTGCTGACAATATAGGCTAATATCAACAAATGCCTTCTTAAAATCCTGATCACCTATGTGTAGCAATGCCTTGATACCCCTGCCGCTTGGGCTGATAAACACCAACAAAAAGAACGCATCCGTACTGAGCACCTGCTTAATCTCCTGTGCGTTGGGCAGGTCGTCAAAATCCATAATGATATAGCCCGATGGCTGCACTAGCCCATCAATATTTCTTTGGCTAAACGTAGCCCCGAATGTCACGTAGTCTAGTTTCTTCTTGGCTGCGTTCAGTGCTTTCTTGTCGGCACTCTCACGGAGTACACTACACAATAGCTTGTATTTCTCCGAAACCAATAGATCACACACTTGCGGCAGACTTACTGCCTCCGATGGTACCTTATTGGTTATAGGCCCAGGGTAAAAACTGATATTTTTGTTTTCAATGTTCATTAACTACACTATGAAATTGTTTTTAACTTGATTTTGAGCCCAGCGGTAGAATACTCGGCAGGCTTCGGTAAATTCCTCAAAACTTATCTCCTGCACGCATCCATGAGAGAGCCCGTCGGCGATATACCTAATCGTTCGGTTGCCAAATGTGTACGTTTCAAATCTCTTATCTGATCCGTCGGTAAATACCCGCACTGCCAGACCTTTGTCTTGGGCATCGGGAGAAGGGTCGGTGCTGCCAGTGCCATCTACCTTCAGGTAAAGAGCAAGGCCTTGATTTTTAAAATATCTAGGCATTTTAATTACGTTTTATGATTGTTTTACTATGTTATGGTCGCATATTTAAACAATATGCGTCTGAACCTGAATAGGATTACTTCTTTATAATCCTCCTAAAAATCCCTGTATATTCTTGCAGATGTCGGCACCAGGGGCATTCTACTAGCGGAGAGTTCACCTCGGTGTTTATGTCCGCCTTAAATTTACTTTCGCATCTGCGGCAAGTGATACTATCACGCATCAGCGGTGCTTGGCTGTAGTCTGGCACGGTGTATGTGCGTCGTTGCTTGCTCATAGTCTATGAAGTAGTTTTGTGTACAACCTGAGATTTTTCTGATATTCTTGTCTGATATGAAATTGGGTTTCATCGTCTTGCACAACCATTTCACAGGCTGCTATCTCGTTTAGCAATCTCTCCTTAGCGGCGGGTATATCTTCAAGCAATATGGTACTATTGCTAACGGTTTCTATTATCTCTTGTAGTGTCATGCCGCTAGTTTTAACATTATATTAGTACAATGTCCATAATTCAATGTTGCTATTCCCCTTAGTAATGGGTGTAGTTTCTCATTAGTATCTGCTACTTGCAAGCAGTACTTATTGCACATGCCAGCCAGAGCCTTGCAGTCTGCTACATATAGAAGGTATTCGTGTAGCTCACCGTCGTGAAAAAACGGTAACTGTGCCTCTATTCGTTCTATGGCTGTAGTTAAAGCTGTCATTTCAGCGTTGTCAGTTATAAATGACGGAGCCTCGTATTGGTATAAAGCAAAAATGGTCCGTACATCTTCTGCGTTTAGTGTTACCGAATTGGGCATATATCTGTCTACCAATTTTTGGAAGTATATTTTAATCTTCTGCATTTTTTTTCTCTTTGATTTTATCGTTTAAAACATCTAAAAAAAGCCACAATCCAGCTATCATCAGCACCACGGCCATAAACATATCAATTCGGGTAGATGTACTATATAGCAGATTCATAGGATTGAAGTTTTTGGCTTGATAATAATTTGGAGATTGTTTTTGCTCGCTTTGGGTTTTCAAACTCGCATAGCTTTTCAAGGGCCTTACACACCCGCATCGTTGGCACTAATCCCGCTATCCCTGCTCTTACATTTGACATTGCCGACTTTCCTTCTGTTGTCATAAAATAGGTATCAAATGGTACTAAATTCTTTAAAGTGTACGTCCCTGCACGTTTATGAAGTACCGCAAATTGCTCTCTCCAATACTCTACAGATACCGAAAGGTCAGGTGAATCCACTACAATTGTTTTTTTTGTCATAAAAAAGGTGTTTGTTATCATGTTTATTACTAATTTTAAGCCCTAATTTTAAGCCCTAATTTTAGGACTTAATTTTAAGACCTAACAAAAGTATCAAACAAAAAAACAATTGTCAAACAAAATGACAATTATTTTTTTCATTAACATAAAACACATAAATATTCTACCATGAAAAATTTTAATGAAAGGCTTGAAGCCCTAATGAACGAGAAGAAATATAACAATAGCAGTTTGTCTAGGAAGCTGAACAAAGTTCCCTCTACAGTCAAAAAATGGGTAGATGGTGATGGAATGCCTGAGCTTCCAATCTTTTACCAATTAGCCAATTTACTAGGCGTGAAGCCCTCTTATCTGCTATTTGGGGACGAAGAAAAAGAACCATTGACTTTAGCAGAGCCAAATCCAGCCTACGGTATTCCGAAAGAAGATCTGATTGAGTTTTATGAGTGGAAGGCAAAAGAGGCAACAAGAAAAGCGGAAATGCTAAAGCAAATGGAATTAGATGAAGATAAGGTGGATTCAAAACCAGCTCCAAAAGCATTTACAATGAGGGAAATCGAAAAGTAAAATTTTTTCCAAAATTATCACTTAAAGTAACATTCAGCACAGTAAAACCGATGACAAAATCGTGACAATTAGTGCTAAAATGACAAAGAAAAACGGCAAAATGACAACATTTCAAAATCTTTAACTCACTCATAATCAGCCTATTAATGTGAAAAAGTAGTGGAATTCAGGGGTTCGATTCCCCTTCCCGCTACTTGTCATAAGTTACTGATTATCAGCACTTTGTGGCACATTTTAAAGGTTTGTTATTGGGTTCAATGACAAATTAATGACAACACTCATAGCGTATTGGATTAAAAAACTTGAATTTTTTATGCCTACCGATGGAGAAAAATATCCGCATAAACTGCCTCGACTTGCTAAACCCAAGGACGAAAGTTTGGACAAGCCCTGGTATTGTGAATACTACGTTTGGGACGACACCGCACAGGCTCTAAAGCGTAAAAGAGTAGTTATAGCAGATGCCACAAAGCAAGAACGGCTAGAAAACTACGAACTAACCGCCGACGTCATACGCGAACTACTAGTAGATAAAAACTCGTTTGTCAATCCAAACAAGCACAAACGCCGCAAGGCCGCCAAAACCGAAGTGCTAGTTATGCCAGCAATGGAGTTCTTTATCAAGTTTAGTCGTACCACCGTAAAAGAAAGTACCATCAGGTCTTACTCTTCACAGATCAATCGCCTCGAACAATACCTCGACTATACTAATAGTAAAAACACAAAACTTGCGGAATTCAACGAAGATATGGCCTTGGATTTTGCCGACTGGCTCAGCACCGACAAACAGATAGGCAACCGCACCCGAAACAACAATATCGCCACCATGGTAGGTATATTTAATTTTTTCAAGTCTCGTAAATATATTACTGCCAATCCTTTTGATGAGATTAACCGACTGCCCACCGTGGCGAGATCTCACACCGCATTTATGCCCCATGAGGCTGCCCTATTTAAAGAGGAATGCCAATCAGATACTCAACTATGGCTTTTCTGCCAGTTTATATATTATGTGTTTGTAAGACCTCGTGAAGAGCTCCGACACATGAAAATTGGCGACATTTCCGACAAAAGCATAGTCATCAACTACACCAAGGCCAAAAACCGACGTACCGAACATATCATGATACCTACGGCACTAGAGGCTATTATCGTTCGTGAAAAACTTCGGGATTATCCAAAGGACTTCTATGTATTTGGCAAACACGGCAAGCCCGGTATGCAGCCCACCTATTACCACCAGTTCTATCGCAGACATGCTAAGATATTAAGCCTGTGCGGACTTCAAAACAAAAACATTGATATGTACTCTTGGAAACATACGGGCGTGATAGCCCTCTGGAACGCTACCCAAAACATGCAGCTGCTCAGGGAGCAATGCCGACATGCCGATTTGGGTAGCACTATGAAGTATTTGCGGGATTTAGGATTGTTTACGGATTACGATCAAATTAACAAGTTTCCTGAATTATAAATTTAATACCACTGGAATTCCAGGTAATTAAAACATTTATGGTTTGTAATGGTCCATTAACCAATTTATAAAATCCTCGGCAGATTCTACATCTACCTGGTGATCTTTGTAGTGGATTATTTTTTCGCTTGAATCGTATGCCCACCAAGCTATCTGTTCTAACATCTGCTCGAATACACTATCAGAACCATCGCACAGCATGGTGGCTATGCTAGTTTCTATCTTGCAGATAAAAGGATCGGTAAATGTGGTTAGGTCAAGTCCTTGTTTTATGATAGACTTGAGCGTTTCATCTGTTTGTTTTAGCAGCTTAATTGCATCTATGGCGTATTGTTTATGCATTTTGAAAAAAGTTTATATTATAAAGAAAATATGTCGTTTTATTTTAAAAAAATAATCACCAAAAGTTCATCAAAATAGTAAATAGTTCATCTTTCATAATTCGTCAAATTCAGTAAAAAAATGCAAAATCCAAATTTCATTCTTGTTGAAAACCCACACACGGGTAAGCATGTAAACATTATGCCACTGTTTGATTACCTGCAAAACGAATATAGCGGCAGTCCTATTACACACCTACAAGCTACTGAGCCGATTCAAGATGCTTTAGATTACCTTGCGGTGTCACTACCTACTGATGGAATAGACACCTACGAGCTCGTTCACCGTAATTGCGTAAATGATAGACTCATTACGCTTCGAAATACTTTTGGCGATATGTTTAAGGTAGCATGACCAGCAGTCAAACGCTAAGGTCTCCGTTTGTTTCTGCATTGTTTTATAAGTTGAAATAAAAAGGATCACGAACGGGAATTCTACTAATATCAGACGTTATGAGGTCGTCCACAGACACCACAAAAAGTTTTGACAAAACTAGCAGGCACGTTATGGGAGGATTGCATCTGTACTCCTCCCATGCCGACCAACGGCTGCGGGTAATATCGAGCATTTCGCTCATTTTTTCCTGAGTCAAATTATTGCTCTCTCGTAAGTAAGTCATATTTCGCACCAGTACTTTATTAACCGACCTGTTCATAGTGGCTTAAACATATTGCTGAATGTATTCCTAAGCGTAATCAGCCTATCGTTTACATAGTTGCGGCGTTTTAGTTCTTCGGTATCAATGCCATCAGAAGGCAGCGACACCGCCAAATAGTCCAGGGCATCTTGAATAGGCTCTGTGGCTTGCAGCAATGTAGGCTTACCGTTGTACTCCTCTTGTAAGTACTGAAACAATGGCATAATATTAACGTGCTTACCGGTTAGCGGGTTTTCTACTAGAAGAAATTTTGGAGTTTCCATTGAATTGTTTTTTTTGATTTATGATTAAGAAATATTAAAGAACGATTTTTAAAAAAATAACTACTGTAAATACTTGAACACCGCCTGCGAAGCTACTAGGCCAAATAAACTACCCAAGGCCGCACCGCTGGCGTATATAAGCCTGTCTGTATTGGTACCAAATGCCACACGTTTGACATTGAATGACCATATAAACGAAATAATAAACCCACATACTAATACACCTACATAATAGCCCTTTGATATAAAAAAAGTATTGACCGCCACAAAAAAACACTTGCAGGAAGCCTGTTGAAAATAAACTCATATTCATTTTTTTGTTAAAGATTTTCAAGCAATTACATAGCCTTTGCCATTGAGCGTCTTCGCTCCTGCTTGGCTGGTACATGCAGCTTTTGGCTGCGGATGAGCTTCAACACCCTGATGGTCTCTGCCATGCGGGTGAGGTCTGCGGTGCTCTGCTGCTCTAGCAGTTCTCTGAGTGCTTTTTTGAGTTTCATTTTGATTGTCTTGTTTTTATGAATTAACGCTCTTTAGCGTTAATTCAGATTGTTTTCTAATTTTTTTGACTTACACTTAGTGTAAGTCAAAATGTTTTTTATGCTGTTTTTGATTGTGATATACGCCCACGCAATGAAGCTATATCTATCATAATTTCGGTGCGGCCTAGCTTTGGTAGGTGTGGCAATGCCTCGGGGAAGTGCTCACTTACACGTTTGTAGGTGCTTAATGCAAGCAATGCTTGCTGTATGTCTGTATTGAGTTTTCGATATTGAGTTTTAAGTTTATCTTTTCTTTGAAATAACTTTATCTCAGCATCAGTGGGCAAATAATGAGAGTTAGCTTTTTCTGGCAACAAAACACTTTCACTATCGTTATCTTCATTAAAAAAAGGCACAAACCCTCCTATTTGGTAATTAGTAACTCCACTTTTTCTACGAAAATATAAAGGATAGTTTTCCCATACTTTTATCACATCTACTGGTAAACTTTCTATATAATTCTTCTTGACAGACTTTTGTAGCTCTATTCTAAGTTCTTTAATAACCTTGTCTTCTGAAGCGGTCATACATTTGGCTACATGTTCGGCGATTGCTTTTGTGATTCTCATACTTTCTTTTTTTAATGTTTATGATAATTCGATGTGCAATATTAAAACCAAATATTTTTAAAACAAAACATTTTTTAGTTTTTTTGATTATCTTTTTATTTTTTTAAATTATTATTTAGTTTTGTAAAAAAAATATAAGGTATGCCCAAAACAATCAGCGTTACAATTTCTGATGACACTTGGTTAGCATTAGCAAACATTCAACATGAGCTACTCCTAACAAATCAAAAGAAAGTCAGCCTCTCCAAAATAATTTCAGACGTGGTTGACGAAAGTCTAAAACAAAAAAAAGCCTCTCAAAATTGAGAGGCTTTTTTTTTATAGTTTTTTGTTCAACCAATTAGTCTAATATCGCATCAAGTCATTCTTCTTTAATATCAACAATCTTAAGGTTTTCATTAAACCAATACCCTTTCATATTGCTAACTCTTCCACCAAATGAGTTAGTAGCTGTATAAGTAATAAAAACTTGAATTACTGCACCATTTTTGTCTTTATCAATTATACCTCCTTCCATATCAATAATTTTAAAACTGTCGGGATCTTTCAAAGTTTTTTTTGTAATGGTAATCGACATGAGCTTTGCAGAATCTACCCGGGCATTCATTAAATCTTCATAGGCTCTCTTTTTATTCTCAATCTTTACCTGTTTCAACTCCTCGGGTGTCAAATCTGGAGTAAATACATTGATTAGAAAAATAACAAGAATAGTTGCTAAACCTATTTTTTGCCAAGTCTTCAGTTTTTGAAAAATTTCTTTCATGTGAAATATGAGTTTAAAATGTTTATGATTAAAAAATGGCTCGCAATATAACTAAAAACTTTTAGCCACGCCATTTACGCCATAGCCAACGCATGAGCTTAAAGGGTGCTGATAGGATATATATCCACATCTCTATGTACCAAGGGGTGTATTTCATTTTGCAAACATAAAAAAAAACACCAAGATACTCGGTGTTTTTTATGGCTCAGCTATAGAGTGAAAAAAAGTATAGTTTGGGGGTAACGTTGGCTGCTTGGTTCTCGACTACGCTCGAACTGACATTTCAGTTCCGCTCGAACTGACATTAGAGTTCCGTTCGAACTGACACAAATTTAATAAAAAAAGCTGCTATAGGTATAAACGATAGCAGCTTTTTTGTCATTTTTCCCCTGACCTACTTCCTAGAAACTACTTCTGGCGTTTATGTCGGCCGTTTCTTTGAAGGCATTGGAGAGGGCATGAAAGTTAATAGAAGGGTCTTTATCGGCTATTACGGCCAAATAGCTCGACTGTGCCTTTAATTCCTTCGCCATCTGTGCCACTGCGTTTTCTAGTGCGGTGGTAGATAGGTTATTGCTTATGTGCGAAGCCTGCTGCACGCTTGCGGGCGATGCGAGGTTTACCATGCCAGCGGTGGTGCTCACGTTGGGGCCATTGCGGTAGAGGTTGCTGCGGAGCACCATGGTTACCAAGTCACGATTAGATATTCCGCCAAGCATGGCGTTTGAGTGCTTGTCTATAATACGCTCGCCACGGTCGGCCATAATAGGTACTTTGTCGGTGCCTGACGGAAATATGCCTTTGGGGTCGAGGTATTCGGTACCAGCCGCAAACTTAGGTATCGTAAAATCCCAGTCAAAGGTCGGTGGGCTTAGCTTTGTCCAGTCTATTTGCCCCAGCATATCTCTAATCATTATCAATCGACTAGCCATCTCGTTGTATTGATCAGACGTTATCTTTCCCGCATTAAAAGCATCCAATGCCTTGGCCATCATGTCGTCATATCCTTTTGTCACCAAATCATTCAGTATCTTAAAACTCTCCGCTAGTGCTGCATCTTTGGCTTTCCCGAGTGCTATCAGCTTGTCATTATAGGCAGTGTTTATATCTGTCATAATAGCAAGGTGTGCCTGCTCTGCGGTTTCGGTCGCTGTCCTTTTTGTTGCTTCGGCTTGTGCTAGTGCTATGTTCTTGGCAGTGGTGCGGGCTATTTCGTCGGCGGCATGCTTTATGCTCAGTGCCTCAAGTGCTTCTCTGCCTTGTTGTATAATCAAATCCGTCGCAGAGTATTCCTTTCGTTTTTGGCCTTCGTTATTGATTACAAATGTCAGCTCTGTGGTTAGCCATGCTTCAAGTTTAGCAAGTTGGGCATCACGGGCTTCTGTGGCTCGGTTTATGCCATCTATCTCGGCCTGCGTCATGTCTGCGGTTATGGGCTTTATTTGGCTCGCAAATGCCGCCATTATGCCCGCCTTTTTGCCCTCAAACTCATTGGTTAAGCTCAGCTTGGTGTCGTTATTGCTTACCAATGCCAGCAACTCATCGTTGGTCTGTCGTTGTATTCCAAGGCTCTGTGCATTAAATATTTGATTGGCGAGTTGCTGCTCTAGGTCAAACTTCTTGTTTATGTTCGCTACTGCTGCGTCATATTGCTGATTAATCTTGGTTAAAACATCAGAGTGTATCTTGTTTTGGTTGTCAATCTCTTGGCTGTATAGCTTATTTTCGTTCTCTACGGCTTTGGTAAAGTTTTTGTTTATGGCCTCTCCTATAGCTAACTCTTGCTTGATACGCCTATCGTAACTATCATAGTCGCCTAGGTCAAGCCTTACGGGTGGTACTTCTGTTATTTTTATGAGGGTTTCATAAACTTTATTCATCCTATCAACATCGCTATCATTTAAGAATGAATCCGCTAATTTCATAAACTCCTCCCCTGCTGCTTTCATTTCTGCTCTCAGGTCAGCGAGTTTGGCCATCTGCAAATCATAAGCCGAAGATACCCAATTGTCCATAGCCCTAAACAATGTTCCAATACCGGCAATAGTAGCACCAAGTACATCACCACTCGCCAAACGCCCAAGTGCATTTAATGCATTTTCGCCAATATTTACCCATGCTTGTTTATTTCTCAGGATAGCCTTCTCCGTTTCGGTGTTGGCATATTGCATCTGCCTACCTAACTCATTTTGGTAAAGTCCGAAAATCTCGCTCGCTACTGTAGCGGCAGCATCTACGGCAAATAGCATAATGTCACGCTCACGCTGTATGGCTTGGGTTGCCTTTTCGAGGTTGTCTGCCCTTTGTTTTTCTACATCATTGTAGTATATCTGAATCCTTTTCTTTAAAGAATCGAGAGATACATTTACATTTCTTTGGTGTGTTTTTGCCTCATCATCTTTGGCTTTCGTGATGTTTTTTTCTATTTCTTTTATCGCCTCGCCAAATATCTTGTTTCTTTCATATCGTTCTTTTAGCTGTTGGGCTTCCAGTTCTTTTATGATCTGCATGTGTTCTTTAAAACTTTCCTGTTGGGCGTCAAAGAGTTCGTTAAACCGTTTCTCTTCTTCTTTCCTCAGTTCCTCCTTTTCCTTATTTGCTTTCTTTTCGGCGGCGGTACGGTTTTTGGCTTCTCCTTCGGTGTTGGCAGTCATTTCTTTTTGCCCTTTTTTCATATCATTCACGTGGCTATCCCAGTCTTTGCCTGTCTTCTTCATGTCGGCAGTGCTGTCTGTCCATATTTTATTAAAGCCTTTGGATATCGCACCAAAATTATCTGTACCGTTTTTCTTGAGGTTATTCCAAGATATTTCTAGTTGTTTCGCTTCTGCTTTAGCTCCTTTAAAATCTCCTTGAAGTGCTTTGCCTACCATACTCGTAGCATTGCCCAATACACGATAAACATCTATCACACCCACCACCGCAGCTCTTAGTAGCTGAAATGGCACAAGCACGGAATATAACACTGTGCCTAGTATCTTAACGGCCTTGCCCATGTCAAAAACTTGCCCCTGTGCTTGTGGAAACATCTTAAAAAACAATTCTTTACCTATATTCCACAAGCCACCAAATGTGTCTGCTACACTATCTACCAATACACCGAGCGGCCCTATTTTGTCTATAAAATCACCAACAAACCCCACGCCTTTTACAAACAGATCGAGTATAAAGTGAAAGACTGGTTTTAGTTTTTCACCGAATTGTACGGTCACAAAGTCTATTTTGTCACCCAAATTACTCTGTTTGCCCGATAACTTATCTGACACTTCGCTCGTTACACCCGCCACTCCGTTATATTCGCCCATGGCCACTATAGCTTCATAGATGGCTTGTTCGTTGTTTTTTACGTTGGTGGTTTGTCCTTTAAAACTCAGGCTTACATTATCGCCTTCTTTCTTCATTTTAATACCAAACTCCTTTAGCCTTTCGCCTTCGCCCATCTGAGCATCTAGCACGGCTTCTGTGAGTTGGTCAAAGTCCTTACCTTGGCTAGCTGCAAGGTCTGAGAGCTTCTTCATCTCTGCCGAGGTTGGCAATAGACCTCTGTTTACCATTTTGTTAAACGAGCCCGTCATTTCGTCTAAGCTAAACGGCGTAGTGGCTGCTATTTCCTTTAGCATCTTAAGAGCTGCCGTGGCTTTTTCTTGGCTGCCGAGTGCGTTTTTAAGTACGGTTTCGTACTTTTCAAACTTGGCAGTAAGGTCAAACACCTGCATACCCACGTCCCACACTTGCTTGGCAAACTCTATCACCGCACCCGCCACAAAGGCTTTTTTGACTAGCCCTGCGTACTTTGTCCATGTCCCTTCCTGTGCTTTGGTGGTAGTGTCCAAGCCCCGCACCTGCTGATTTATGTCAGCTATACGATCCCGCAGTGGCTCTATCTCCTTTAGCTTGTCTATCCATTCGGCCGAGCCTACTTTTAGCAGTTTGAGTTCTTGGTTTTTGCGTTTCATCAGGGCTTCAAGCTCCCGCATGCTGGCGTTTTGTACGTCTATGCCCTGGGTGGTTTTCTTAATTTCCTGTTGTATGTCTCGCTGTACTCGTGCCAGAGCTTTATACTCTTCGGTGTTTTTTTTGCCTTCCAGCTCCATTTCTTTTAGCTGGTCTTTCACATCTTTGGCCGAGGCATTGAGGGCATCAAATGTTTTTAAGGCATCTTGTCCAAGTATCCGAATCTTAAGTTCGGCTATGTCGGTGAAGGTCATATTGATTTATGATTTATGAGTTTTGAGTTATGAGTTTTGAGGTTTTGAAACAAAAAAAGCGTCGGAGTCCGTCGCTTTTTTGCATTCATCATTTCTTAACCTTTAATTTAACTATGAAAAAAAGACTTCCACTTGTTGGCCTGCAAGGTGGCGGTGTTTTGGGTTAGTTTCAAGTTTCTTTTTTCTTTAGAGCCGCAATGCACTTCGACAAGCTCAGTGTGACACATTGCGGCTTTACGTTTCGCATCGGCTCACTGAGTGCTACCCGCCTATCAATGCAGCTTTAATCGCATCTAGGCCTTCCTCGGCATTGATGGATTGTATGTCTCTTCTGATTTTGTTGAACAATAACATCTTGGTGCTGTTGTACACCCTTTTGTTTTTTTGGTGATTTACGGTCAGGTTTTGGCGGCGGCTCTTTAATATGGCCCATGCTATTTTACTTTCAGCGTTGGCTATGCCTGATGGGCTACCCTCTCGCCCGCTCACGTAAGCAAAGCTATTGATTCCGACTTTCTTCACAAACTTAACAATGGCCTCGGTGTTGGTGTAGCCATTGTAGGTGAGTGTCTTCATGTCTTTGTAACGCATATACTCCCTAAACTCAAACACTATCTCAGGCTCGTAGCGGTTGGCCAAGCCTTTGGTTATTTCGGCCACGGAGTTGATCAACTCTCCCGTGAGTTCTACCCCTGCCCTTTCCAATGCGTTTTTTAGCAAGGTACGGCCATATACCGCACCTTCTGCCAAAACGTTGTTAATCTTTTGTTGCCGTTCGTCGCTCATGATTTAGGTAAATATGATGTACCATTTGTCACCATTCGCTGGTATGGCAGGAAATGCAATAGCTTGAGAAAAATCTTTTGCATCTACGGCGGAACCCACCTGTAGTCCGTTTCTGTAAAAACGAACCGTTCTATTGGCTGCCGTGGCTGGTAGCTCATCGTTGTAGGCATGTACTTGATAATTACCGCCTGCTATAACGGGGTAATGTCTATCGTTGCGGTCAGCTGCAAACGTAAACACGTCGGTTTGATCTACCTGATAAGTTGGGCCATTAAACCACATGTTGCCCGGGCGATAACTGGCCGTTGTATTGAGGCTTATACCCGTCAAAGCCATTGCTGAAGGATTACCCACCACCAACCGCAGCCACCACCTACCTGTTGGTATAGTACCCGGATTGTACACGCCTACCGTATTACATGGGCCATTGGCATTGGCATAGGTTTGGGTGTCAAGCGATTTGGCAAAGTTCTCAGCCTTGGCATTGGCATCTAATTGGCTGATGGTGCTACCGTATTCTAATGCAGGCACGCTGATAGTCGCAAAATCACCCACAAGCCCAGTAGCACAAGTGGCGTTTTGAAAACTCCCCTTCATACTAAAAGCTGCTGATCTAAACGGCGTATTGGCCAATGCACAGATGGCTTGGGCTATGGGCGGTATATAACCCGCTTCGCCCTCTATGTTGTCCTTGGTTTCTATCGGCAGCACTGCCACGCCTGCGGTGGTAAATTTCTGTAAGCGTGACACTTCAAATATACCGTTGTACTTGCCCTTGGCATCTAGTTGACATGCACCTGCTATGGGCTGCCAACTGAAATTCGTAGCCGATGGCAATTTGTCTTGTGGCAGATTGCTGAAGGCTGAATCGGTGTAGGCCTTACCCACCGATAGCGTAAATCCTACCTCATCCTGTGCATCGGTACTTCGCAGAATGTTTTTTGGCTGAGAAACTGGCACAAAACTAATTTTCCCCGCCGAGCTGCTCACATACATAGCGAGGTTATAAGTATGCACCAAATCCGCCAAGTACGCCGACTCTGACAAGTGCAACAAGCGGGTGTTTAATTCAAACACTTGCTGACTCTGTACCTTGCTCACAATTTCTTCGGGCTTTATGGCTTCAAAACTAAACCCACGAAACGCCTGTGCCGTAGTTGATTGGTTATTAATTACGCTTGCGTTTTCTCCGTAACAATCTACCACATCCAAGCCTCCTAGGCTATTTTCAAAAATAAGCGACACCGAGCTTGGCATTTGGTGCCGATCTATGGTGTACTTAACCGCCTGCGTGTATATAACATTGTTAAACATGTCTCTTAATACTACCGTGTAGCTTTTGAGGTTGGTTGGGTTTAACTTGGCTGTGTCTGTCGGACTACAAACCACCGAGGCTCCACAAGGAAAATGATACAATCTGCCCGGGCGTGGTTTTATCCTGAAGATTGTTTTTGTAGCGGTGGTGCCATTAATGTAAGTTCCTACTACTTGCATTTGCATCTCGGTTATAACCTCGGGGCTATTGTATAGCCAACTCAAAAAATCTATTCCCCCTCCTGCCATGTTGCGATCTAGTGGCTTGTAGCTCAAATACCCCTTGGCCGCCAGTATGTCATTATAAACACGGGTGCGGTTAGCTTCATAGTGTTCGGTACTTAAGCCTGCCCATATTGCCGTAGCGGTTGCCGTAGTAGCAAGCGTGGTTGTGGTGGGTGCTACACCTACGGGTTCTTGTATCACATAAGTTTTGCAAAAGTAATCTATCGTTTTGCCGTTGGCCAACATTGGTGAAAGGCTCGTAATGTCACACCCAAACGAAGATTCCAAATTGGCAAAAATAATATCGGAGATGTCAAAACTTGCACCAGGATACAGCGTGCTGCTGCCGTTAACTATGGCGGGTTCTTCATATCCGTAGAGGGTAGCCTCTAGTACGCCTACGTTGTTTTGCAATATAAACACCTCTACCTTGTAGCGAAGTGTCTCACGTGCGGGTATGCCTGCCACATTGTGGGCGGGTATGTTTACTATAATCGGATTGCGGGCTAGGGTAAACTGTTTCATGCTTCGGTGGTGCTTTCGGCTATATTGGAGTTAATTTTCATTGCTATTGCGGTGCTTGGCCTTATCCTGTAGTTCGGTTGGCGAATGGCAACCAGTCGGTGTTTAGATATCTTGGTAATATTCACGGCGTCTGATTGATTGCCACCTAACACATAATATGAGGTTTCGTTTTCGCCTACATAGAAACCAACATGACCGCCTCCCTTGCGTGCAAAAACCAGAATATCTCCCACACTGGCAGTTTTTGAAGGTTCCCCCCATTCTGCCCAATCTCTTGCACGGAGATAGTTGGTCACGGGTGCACGGCCTGTGCGTAGCACTACCACCGCCACAAACAGTCCGCACCAGGGGATAGAATCTTGGGTGTACCAAGCGTTTGCACGGTCGCCGATTTCTTTTTGCCAATCAATAATAACCGAGTTGTTTTTGGGTCCTGGTGTTTCTACCACACCTATTAGCTTGACGGCCTCTTGTATCGTTCGTGGCATATCAGGCGAAAGGAGGAATTTAAATTCTGGTTTCATGTAACTTATGTGTTAATATCTGTATTAAAACCCATGCTATACCTACAAGGCATTGCCGATTTACGGGATTCTTTCAAGTTTTTCTTTGCCAAAAACATTGACTCTGTACCGAAACAGTCCTGCTTTCAGTTCTGTGTTTTCTTTTCTCACCGCTTTGTTTTCGTTACGAAAAGATTGAACCACAGCTTGTAGGCTTTTTAGCATTTCGGCGTGGTTAGTGCTGTCTGTAACCGCCTGTGCTTTTAACCTTACCACTACCGTATTGAGCGAGTCCTTAATCGCTTTGTCGGTTTTGATGGTCATTTTTGCTTCTTTCAGGTCAGCTTTTGTGGCTGATAGCCTAACCTGTAATGTGGCCGCATATAATACGAATATGCCTATGGCCGCTAAGATGATGTTTTTTAGACTCATTATTATTTTTGTTTATTGGTTACTCTGTGAGCCGTAATGCATGGCGGCTTTACTACTGCCTTGAGTCGGAACTCATTGCAGAGCCGCAATGCATTGCGGCTTTACGATACGTGATGTATCGTGGTGGTTTGGAGTGACAGTGAAAGTTCAGCACGCCATCCTATCAGGGTGCCTGTTCGCACAAACGCACGGCTTATGGCTTCCTCCTTGCCTATTTTGAACTCTACAATCGCTCTTTCTCGCTCTAGTTTATAGAGCATTGCCACCACCTTGTCCAGTTTAGCGTGTGCTGCTGCATAAGTTTCTTCTATAGCCACATAGTCCGCTGTGGCCTCGAGCTGAACAATAAGCCACACCGCCGTGTTGAACTTATTGATGTAAAGATTGGTGCGGTTTCTGTCTGGCGAAATCTCAGGCTCATCTAGCCACAATAAGGGCACTGCAAAGTCTGGGTCTGACTGCATCCGCTCCTCTACCAAAAACACCTCACCGTATGCAAAATACTGTAAGTCCGTTTCTGCCTCAGCGTGGTCTTTAAATATCTTAATGAAGTTCTCTAGTGTTCCTTGTATCATATAATAATGGCTATTGAGCCGCAATGCATTGCGGTTGTACTATAAATTATGTTTTAGATTGTCGTTGCTGTTCGGCTTTCACTTTGATCGCCTGATGCTTTAAGTACATAAATAAAGTATGCACCGGTAAGGCTGACACCTTATCGAAGTCGCCAAAGGTGTGGTTAGCTGCTATCTCTTCCAGCATGGCTATGCAGCCTTCGCCGTTCTGATATAGGTTAGTTCCTTCGTTGCCACCGCTAAAAACGTCAGGATACATCCGCATTACTTTCTCTAGGCTATCGGCGTAATAGTCTGCCAAGTACATTGCCAATTGTGGCTGCTTGGTGATAATACGAGCCGCTATAGCGTATCTGCTTTCATCTGATAGTCGCCACCATGCACCACGAAAAGTATGACCTATGTATTGGCTCTTCAGTTTGAGTACAAGATTGGCAGCTTGTTTATTTTCTATGGCTCCATTAGACATGATAAGAAACACGGTAGCCATGGCATAATCTAAAGCCGCCAAATCTGCTAAGTGTTCTTTTAGCAGTTTGATGCGTACAAACGGCAACTTCCAGCTCACAAACCACAAGTTATGGTATCTAAAATGCGGCTTGGTCAACGGCTGCAATAAGTCCTGTATAATCTGCTCCGATTCCACATTTATTACTGCTTGTGACTCTTTGGCGACTTTAGGATATAGTTTCTTAAATATTACCTTCAGTATCTCCAATATCATCACTGGATCAGCTTCACGGCTCTTGATGTACATCAGCCACGGGTATATACTCAATATTTTGGTTTTAGATAAATGCATACTTGTTATTCGGGTCGTTTGCTAATCTACTTATAGGTTTGTCGGCTTGTGGTGCAGTATAGTAGGTGCTATTAAAATAAGCGGGAAATACTAAGTCCGTAGCCGAATTATTGAGATAATTAAACAGTGCAAACTTAGCGGCATCTGCTGACAAACTCTCTTGCAGTTTTAACTCCGAACGGCGGGCATCTGACAAGATAGTTTTATCTTCGAGGCCACCTATTCTGGTTTTGGTTCGGAAGTCTTCCGAGATGTTCATCCAAGGCAATGCCGTCACCAGGGCACGGCTCGCTATAAGTCGGCACACCATGTCCAAGGCCGTGCGATATTGGTCAGATACGGCCTCTCCTTTCAGTATTTTTTGGTTTTGAGCTTGGAGGTCGTTATAAAACGCCGCTCCTAGCATTCCGCCTACTACACGCTGCTGTATGGTCAGTTGGGCTTTGATGGTTTTATAGAAAGTATGGCTACCATTGGCAGCGGGAATAAACTCCGTGAGCCTTGCCGCTGAATAGATCAGCATGTCGGCGTAGAGTTGGAAAAACGGCGATTCTGTATATTCCTCAAACGCTTCGGGCTGCTCTGCCAATAGCGATAGTGCTTTTTCCAAATAATCGTCGGCTTTGTCACGTACCAACTCCAATGCTGCCATAGTCTTCCATTTTGGCGAACTGCTGGTGTGTTGGCCATTCGGGTCTGCTTTGCCTGCGTCTGAATTGGCCATGCCTAGGCGATTGCTACTGTATAGGTCTGCGTAGTTTACCAATGCCGTACGGAGATAGCCTAGTAGTTCTTTTTCGGCTGCGGTGGCTGTGGCTTCTATATCTGTGCCATAGTCGTTGGTGTTTACCAGTCCGTCTAGGTAATTATAGAATACTGGACCAATGGCGGGCTTTATATGCAGCTCGGCGGCATCTTGTAGATAAGGCCTCCAAGCATCGAGCGTAACTATGCCCTGCATGCCTCCTAATATTTTGGTCAGTTGTTTTTGTTGTTTTATCATCGTGGTGTTTGGTATGTCGTAGAGCCGCAATGCATTGCGTCTTTACGGCTGGTTAGGGTTAGCAGTTGAGTTCACGGGCGTGCTATCAAAGGTGTACGACTGTATGCGTTTTACGGCGAAGTCCACTGGCTTGCCAATAGCATCAGCCACCATATTAATGGGCTTCACTATGGCCGCACGGTAGAGCTGCATCAGATAGTCTTGCATAAAATCAGCCTCTGATATGATTTCTTTGCCAGACGAGCCCATATTGCCACCTATCTGCATACCAGCTAATCGTGTACCTACGCCGTGGCCTGATAGTTGAGCCACAAACCCCATTTCGCCCATCTCAATAAAGGCCTTGTCGTTTACGGCGTTGTCAATTTTCTCAATCTTGGTTTCTTCCACCTGCTTATTCATGTCGTTGAATTCCACTTCGGAAAAAATCATCTTGTTGGCTTTGTCCACGCCAGAGATTGTATCGGTCAAATTCTTAAAATCTTCTGTTTTAATGTTCTTGATTTCCTCGTCTGATTTACCTTCTATGTCGTATCGTGACTTCGGGAACTTATAATGATACGTCAGATAAGAGCCGTTCGCCATCGTGGCCTCATAATACTCAGGTATGCGGTTGGTTACTTCAGTCCACTTCTTTGTTCCCCACCAGCTTGGTAAGCCATAGAATCTCTGCCCAGGCTTAGGCATGATTACATGTATGATAGACATCGGATATTTCTTTGGCTGTTTTGGGTCAAAGGCTGGCATAGCTTTCGCATCCACTTCAAGGTTTACTGTTTTGCTCTTGCCAAAAGATGTAGAAACCCAAAACGCCTTAATTGTGCGGTCGGTTGGTGCTGGTGTGGCGACTCTTACATCATTGTTGTCGAGTACTTTTAATATCGGTACTTCTGATGCTGCGGTCTCCCACTCTACCAACACGTTGAGTTCGTCGGCGAATGACAACTGATATGCCGCTGAGGGCATGTAGTCGTCAAGCTCCATGGCTTTGTAAAGTTCTTTGCGAAGTAAGTTGGTGGATAGTAGCTCTGTTGTGGCTACGGTAGGTAGTGCTGTTGCGGGGTCTATTGGTGGCTCTTCTTTAAGTTCTAGGCCAGCACCGTGAATGAAGTTGGCTTTGGTCTCTATTACCTGCCATTTGTTGGGGCTTTCAGACGCCAGTGCGTGAAATTCTACTAGTATTTTATCATTTACGCCTCTTTTTAGGTATTTTTTTGCAGTCGCAAAATTAGCCACCTCTGGCATGTTAGCATCAGTGGATAAATGGCTGTTAATGCCTACCGCTACGGCTGTAAAATGTGTGATATTGCTCATTTAATGAATTACTGTTTCGTTGTCAAATCGTACTATAAGATCTACATAGACAGAAAATGGCTGCTTACCATCAAACAACACCACTGTACCGTTGGATGGAGGCTTTGTGCTGCCCAATATGCCCGATTTCACGGAGCATGAGCCGTCGGTTTTGCGATATTCAATTTTGAACGAACGCACCGAATGGCGTATGTTGGCGAGTACTTGTGCTATGGTTATCATTTGCGTGCAAGGTTAAAGGCTTGGAGGGTGGTTTTCAAGTTTCTTTTTTCTAAGTTGGGTACTTAAGGTTGTGGTATGATTTTGAATGCAAAAAAAACACCCTTTACGAGTGTTTTTTTTAGCTTAAATAAAATATTATTTTTTACCCAAAGTGTAATCCAGAATCTTTCCGTTTTTTCTTAACTACATATTGCTTGTACTTTGCCCATACGTAGTAATCTAATGCATCGGTGGAGTCGGTCGCGTGTTCTCTTCGTCTTGCGGTTTTTTCAGAGTTCTTGTTTTTCTTGAAACTGTGGTCGGTGTGAACACGTGTAGCTCGTAGTGCTATCAGGAAATCCACCAGCTTCTTGTTTACTTTAAAAGCGGGTATGTGTTCGTGTGTGCCTGCACAGAATATGTTTAGCAGGTTGTACCGTAGCTTGCGTGGTGGGTAGCTCGTGAGTTCGTGGCGGTGTACTTTCCAGTTGTTTTCATTTAGCACCGTCACGTACTGTTCAAAAAACGGCTTGTTCATCTCCGATGTAGCAGCAGAGGTAGAGTTTCCGTTAGGGTCTCCATATATTTTGAACACCTTGCGGTCGTGGTTGGCGTAGCGGTCACAGAAGGTCTGTGCCATCTTGGTCACAAGTCCTAGTTTTTGTTCGGCCTTGTTTTGTGTGGGTTTTTCAAATATTGCATCTATTAACCGTTCCTCCTTATCAATAGTCTGGAATATGAGCGTCCAAACAATATCCGTGTTAAAATCCAGTGTACCTGATATCTCCACTACTGGCGAGTATTCGAGGTGTTCCGATTCGTTGGTTTCGTTGAATGCATAGTAATAAGCATCAGGAAGCGTGGTCATGCGTTCGTTCATTACTTCCACGTTGAACTTCCACGGGTCCATGGTAGCACGAAGGTTATCTGTGTAGTCGTCACCCAAAAAATACAGGTTATCATCCGAGGTACTCTCTAAAAACAAATGCTTGGGTGGGTTTTTCTTTAACCATACCTTGCGTTCTTCGGTTGTCAAGTATTGTGTAGCTTCTCTGCGTTCGGCTTGCTCGTCAAGGTATTTTTTTTCACCGTCAAATACCCAGTTGCCTTCCGAGGTCTCGGGTGCTGAACTGATCACTACTAGGCCGCCTCGCCATGGGTGGCTGTAGTAAGGTGCATATACTGGCGAACGTAGCCCGGGCAATAAGACCGTCTCTATAAATTCAGTATATTCTACAATGGCGGCTTCTTCTACTATTACGCCGTCCACACTTAATCCTCTGTGGGTGTCTCTTCGGGTTTGGCTTACTACACGTAGGGTAAATCCATTACGCCAAAACACGCAGTTTTCCCATATTTTCCGTCGGGGCATTTTGTAAGGCCTATCAAACTCTGGCGGCGGTGCTTTGCCTATAACGTAATCTCCTGATGGGTTTTCTTCAGACCATTCCTCTATGCCCATCAGGTCTTTGAGTTCTGATAGTGCAGCTAACACCGTACTGTCTATTTGTGCGTAGGTTTTGCCCGCTATTACCCAAATGCCCTTCGGAAATACATTGTAAAGCATGGCTATCTTAAATGCCACCACAGTAGTTTTGCCTGATCCACGACCGCCAATCCATGTTTTGTATTTGGCTCGTGACCTCAGAAACTTGTGCTGCTTATAGTTCAATAGTACTTGCTTATTCATCTAGGTCGTAGTCTATGTCTATCACGGCGGGGGCATTAATGGCTTTAAATGTCCATTTCGTGACTGGATTTGTTTTCTTTTTACCTATTTGCTTCTGTAGCTCTAGCAATAGCACATCCGCTTGTTTCGATGCTTTGATAGCTTCTTCATATTTTTCCAGTTCAAATGCCTGTTGAGCTATTTTTTCATAAAAATTGACCCTTGCCGCAAGTTTGCCCGAAATTTCTAGAAGGTCGAAATTGCCATAAAGCTCATAACTTGCGGTTATGTCGTTGCGGATGGTTCGGGAATCTACATCATATTCTCTGGCCAAAGTTTCTAAGACATAGTGTTTTGACTTACCATCACATAGCATGGCCCAGGCTTTGCGTATGCGGTCAAGCCTGATACTGAGAGTTTCTGAAATCGCCTTCCCAGTGCGGTTGTGTTCGAGCATCTGCTGTATGTTGTCGTCGGAGTCAACACCAATGGCATGGTTAGCCATCTGGAGTTTAAGCTCGGAGCGATTGATAGTCGGCTTTAGCATCTTGTAGTTTTTGTTTTAGTTCAAAATTCTCGGGATCGGTGGCGAGTTTCTTTTCCCATCTCATTATTTTGATGCGTAAATTCTCTGCTTGGCGGTATGGGCTGATATTTGAGGTTATTCCGTTGCTGTTAGCCGCAATTCCGTTGCCGTTAGCCGCAATGCATTGCGGCTCTACGGCGGCGGCATCGGCTATTCTAGTGTTGGTGTAGGCCTCTTTTCTTTTCAGCCTTAATGCCAATATTTTATCTGTAATGTGCTTGGCCGACTTATTGGTTGCCACAGTGTGCAACATATTGCACAATCGGGCTTTTTCTTTATCGATGGCTTCAATGGCTGATTGTTGGTGTGGCTGTACGGGTTGAGCCGTGATGGATTGCGGCTTTGCGTCTTGAGCCGCAATGCATTGCGGGTTTGCTTCCTGAGCCGCAAGCCCCTCGTCTACCTTCGGGGTGACAGATTGCGGCGAGATTGCGGCAATTTTTTGATTATATTCTGCACGGGTAATGCTGCCGCCTTGGAGTTGCATTAGTAGTAGCGAGCGTAGTATGTTCTTTTTTTGCTCAGTCATTTTGTTAAGGTTTTCAAAAAAGGCCACACTAGATACTTGGTGTGGCTTTTTTTTAAGTCAATACGCTGATTAATTACTCACCGCATGCAGCTTTGCGAGCAGCTTCCATCTCGTCGTAGATGGCTTGTTTTTCTTCAGGAGTTCTTTGCAAACTTTCTGTTTCCACTTCCTGTACTTCCACTTCCTGTGTCTCCACTTCCTGTGTCTCCACTTCCTGTGTCTCCACTTCCTGTGTCTCCACTTCCTGTGCTGTTGGTGTTGTTTTCTCTTTCATTAAAAAGGAATTTATGATTTTTTGATTTTTTTAAATCAGCTATGACATAGTCGGGTAGGTCATTGCTAATAATTAGGCTACCAAACTCATTGTGATGAGTAGTTTTGCCAAGATATTCGGGTTTAAAGTCCATGTGCTTGGGATGTTTAGGTACTATAATAGAGCCACCGTGTTTCGAATGGCTCTATTAGTTTATACCGGTGATGGATTAAGCAAATGTTAAGGCCGCTACTACTGCGTTGTCTAACACTGGCGGAAACCAAGCATTGTTGCTACGGCTTGCTGTGTAAGTAAATCCACGCTCGTCGTTGCCACCTTTGCCAATTTTGCCGTTTACTTGCACATTGAGCGGGTTCTGACGAGAGCCTAACACTATCCACTTGTTGTCCGAAAGTTCTTTAAGCACCACAACGCCTGCGTTCATGTACTTTTGGTTTTCGGCCAATATGGCTGTGCTATAGCCTGCTGCTTCCCACATAGCTTCGTGCCTAATGCCCTGATAACCATTACGCCCTTCGGTTGGGAAGTTTCCGTCGATACTATCAGACGGTGGTATTACTTTAGCAAATTTTATGGTTGGAGCCAACGGCGGAGCGGTGGTTACTAATCCTGCGTTTGCTTGAGCCGCTACTGGCCAATTGGCAGTAAGGCTTGTCGCTAATACTACATATACCCCTAATGCACCAGGAGGATTGGCGGCTTGTGAGCTATCTGCGGTTATTGAACTGAAATCTGGCATGATATTTTTTGATTTTGGATTTTACGATTTTCTATTATTTGTAGCCGCAACGCATTGCGGCTTTACGATTGTAGCCGCAACGCATTGCGGCTTTACGATTGTAGCTATAATACGTTGCGGCTCAATTACTAGAGCCGCAACCCATTACTGCCTTACGCTGTAACAGCTTGGTAAACTTTTGATAGGTCAGCTATTCCAGCTCCTACTTTAAAGTCTTGCATCAGCTTAAGCGTGCGTGTTGGCTTGTCGTAGAATGACTCCACGTTAGACAACAAGTTGTAGTCAATTGATGCGTGTAGGTTGCCAATTGGCGTAATCATCGGCTGATTAGTCCAAGATGCTTCTACGTTGATCAAGATATTGTTAGTATCGTGTAGGGCTACAAGACCATTTTCGTCTGGTCTCAATACATACTTGTACTTCTCTTCAAAATTGGCTTTGTAGGCTCTGAACTGTGCCAAAGACATCATACATACCATTTCGTCTTTCAAGAAGTCTTCTGTTGGTATCTCGCCGTATAGCAATTCCACCTGTGCAAGTGCATTCGTTGATGACAAGGCCGTGATGGTCTTCTCTTTTACTTGCTGAGCAGTGGTCAACAAAATATCATCTGCAATTTGCTTGATCCAACCATTGAAAATAGTTGTACTGCTGCCGCCGTTTGCTGCCGAGTGGTTTTTCGATGCCAAGAAAAACGCTCTTCTCAAGAAATGCTCAATGCGTTGGAACTTCAAGTCTAACATGTCGCTGATGAATGGGACTTCTTCAGGGTTAAATTTACCCTGCTTCACTCTCTGTAGGTACGTGTCGTACAATGCCTGTACTTGGTAGTCGATAAATTGCTCATCGGCTTTGGCTGGCTCGGCCATGTACGATGTGGTACTCAATGCCCCGAAGTCTTTCGGATTGAATGCACCTGTTTGACCCAACTGAATAGGGTCGCCTCCTGTGGCTTTGGCCATAACAATTCTGCCGTCTGTGCTGTCCATCATTGCGAATGATGCGAGTGGTAAAACTGGAATATTTTTACCTACTACACCTCCGAACCCAATGGAGTTTACTTTTTGAATAATTACTGCCTCGTGTGTGAGTTTGTAATTCTTTAGGTCGGTTTCTACTTGCTCTATTAAAGTCATTTGATTATTGTTTTACGGATTATTGGATTTTTACTTGTGCAACTTGGCGTATGCTTCGTTGGCGGCTTGCTGCATCGGCGATACTACCATCTGTGCTGGCTTTTTCGTGTCTTCAGCATTTTTGAGCGTTATGCCCTGTTCTGCTTTCCAAGCACGGAGTGTTGCCAGTTCGGCTTCTTGGGTAGCTACAAGTGCGATTTGCTCGGCAAGGCTAGCATCTGCCGTAGCTTTCTCGCCTTTTAGCGTTGTCAACTCTGTAGTGGCTGCTGTTAGCTGCTCCAGGGCGTTGTCACGTTCGGTGGTCATTTCTGCCACTTGTGTAGTAAGGGCTGCAAGGCTCTCTGCTGACACTGCTTGTGCGGCTGGGGCATCGTTGAGCTGCGTTAGCTGCTCGGCGGTTAGTGTGGTCTCTTCTGTTACCACTTCGGTGCCTGCAAATGTGGCTAAGAGTTCTTTGACGGTTGGAAATTTCATATTATATGTTTTTTGTTATGAATTTTAAAAATGTGTCTTTGTCCAGGATGCCATCTATCAAGCCTTCTTTTTTGGCTTGTTTGGCGTTGAACACTTCGCCCGTTTGGGCATTATCGGTAAGTGTAGGGCGTGAGGCCAATACATCTGCGATAAATAGATCACGAATAGCGGTCAGGTTGTTTACAATGCCTGCTCTTATTTCTTCGGTGATAGGCTCCACCGAATTTAATAGCATCTTTTTTTCAGAACCTCGAGCTCGTATTACTTCGTAGCTTTTCTTCTCGTCTTTCTCTTGCTCCAGTATAGCCAATGCACCTAGTGAGCCTATCTGACTGCTGATACCTTCGGCGTGTATGCTGCGGCTGCCTGCTATAGCATAGTAATGTGCTGAGGCTGCCATGCCTTTGATGTAGCCATAAACTGGTTTCTTAGAATTTTTGGCGGCCATGTACAATTCTCTTGTACCAGATGCCTGTCCACCTGGGCCGTCTGCTTCTAGCACAATGCCTTTTATTTCGGAGTTGTCGTTGGCGTCGGCTATCATGTTCACAATATCCTCCGATCCTATGGCACATGCTTGACCGTATCGGGTCATCATGCCCACTATGGGTATATGTAACAAATATCCAGATGTGCGGGCATTCTGAAACTTAGTAACAAATGGACTACCACCTGCCATACGCACGTTGTCGATATTCAGCGTGCCTGCCAGATATTTCTGATACAATGCCCTGTGTGTAGGGCCGTGCATCATATAGGGTTCGTATGGGTTTAATTCTATCACGGTGCAATTCTATGGGTTTAAGGGTATTGTTTCAAGTTTCTTTTTTCTGTGGAGCCGCATAGGTCACTGAGCGTAGCCGAAGTGCGACTCTACTTGATGGGCTTAACTCTTTCTCTTATGGCTTCTCGGCGAAGTTTTTGTATCTCGGCTAGCTCTGCTTCGGTTTTAACATCTACAGTGATAGAGCTATTTACAAGGGCTTGCTTTATTAGCCTATTAAGTTCTTGCCGTGAGCTTTGTCTTTCTATCCTTTGTTTTGTTAATCTTTCTACCTCGAGTTGTTCCTGCCTATCTTCTTGTTCCATTTTTTTATTCAAAATAGTCTGGCCAGTTATTTCTTCAAACTTGGTGGCGGTGGTAGTGGTGCGTAAATAGGCTTTACCCTTCAGTATTACTGCTGTGGTTGCTACTACTGTAGTGTCGGTTTGAGCATGTGCTGTTGCGGCAATAACAACGATTAATGCCATTAAAGTTAATTTTCTCATAATTTTCATTTTTTTGAATTGATAATAAAATTGATACATTTCGGCGTGATACTTTAAACTCCTGCCCGTTAATCATTTTTACGATTACCGCTGTTTTGTTGTCGGTTTTGGTTTTGGATATACTCTCGACATAAGCCAAGTTGATGGCTGTGCTTCTGTTTATGCGTGTAAGTCCATATTGGCTCAAAGTACGTCCAAGTGTACTAGATAACACTTGGAGTTTTGTGCGGTGGCGGTATATCTCTGTGTAATTTGTATCCGCCACCGCATGTGTAACTATATTGCTCTCCATATACCTCCTGAATCTCGATGTAGTTTAAGTTTATGACCGATAGCGTTAGGCAGTATTTCGCTAGGGTTTGGCGATAGCGTGGTGGTGGTAGCTCCCGGCTTAATGGTTACTGCCGTGCTAAAAGTTATATCTCCTGTGCCTTGGTTGACCACATTACACACAAAGTTGGTAGTACTAGCACTGAGCGTGTAGGTACATGCCCCGCCTGTGTTAATGATCGTTTGATTATCGTGCGAGTTTGTTATGGTGAAATTACCGGTATTCACCACAATGGTTTCTGTGGTATGCTTGAGGTTAAATGTCATGCTAATGCCTAGCAGTGCGAGCGTAATAAATAATGATAGTTTTTTCATGATAGATTATTGATTGATTATAGTTTTTGAATAGAAACACGTCCGCCTATTGAAAACACTCCTCCTGCCAACGATGCCACGTTTGGCGTTGATGCTGAAATATTAAAAAAGGCCAAATTATTAATAGATATTCTGTCTACAAATCCTGGTACAGTTGGACCAAATGCATTAGATGCCGCTGAAATTTTTCCTGTGATAAATCCGTCTGTCTTTTCTAAAAATCTAAATGTCCCTGATGCTAGAGCGGTTATATCAACTCTTCGAATCTCTACAAGATCATTCACGGCGAATTTCCTATCTATTGATACATTAAATGTATTTATGAGCTCGATATTGTCAATACTTGTGGCACTTGTTAGTATTGGAAATGTACTTGACCTTAAATTTAATCCATACCCATCATTTCCTGAAAGTATATCGGTCTCCAGATTTGGGCTTAGTATTAGATTCTTGCGTGTTTGTACATTGCTAATGGCTTTTACTGTCGTTTTGTTTTCGCCGCCCTCTAAGCCAGAGTCCGACTCGTTGTTTATCTGTAGCCCCGCCGATGATTTTCCAAGCACCCGCATGGTACCGTCTGATTTTCCAACGATAAAAACCGCAGTCGAGTTTACGTCTTTTTCAAGCTCCCTATTGATTAATTGTGTGTCGTTGGCTATTTCATAACCAAGTTCATGTCTGTAGAACTGATGCCCATATCGTCCTACCAATGAATCCTTGTAAAACAATGTGCCTGGTACTGGTGTAATGCGTGGCAATCCTGCATCAGCTCGTAGCAATGGCATGTTTACGATTACGCCATTTTGAATATCGCCTGCCGCTGGCCATGGTTTCATAAAGTGTTCGGTGTTAATCTTAATTATCCATGATGCCCCTGCGGGGTTGTGTTGTTGTGCCGAATCGGCCGTAAATGCTATAAATGCGTCTGACATGATGTTTTAGTTTCTTTGTGTAAAAAAAATGTGTCCTGAAAACAATGGCGTAGTGGTAGAGTCGGCAACCGGTAAATACAATGTCATTAAACCCGAAGGGCTTATAAAATATGTGATGTCTTTGACCTCATGATTGGCCGTATTAAAAAAACGTACTTTTACTTTAAAATTACCAGGTACTATACTACTGCTGTTGGGTAGCACTATCTGCACCGTTCCCGTATCAGGTATGTTGGTTACGTTCTGCTGCCAACGTGCTGGTCGGCGAGTGTAATGTGTCACACTGATGTAGCGTTGGGCGGTGCCGAAATTGATCATGAAAGTGTTGGGTTTCGTTTCTCAATAAATACCTCTCCTGTAAATGTGTATGACGTACCATCGGGCGTGGGCAATGTGGCTTTTATCGCCGATGGCGTTATGGGTGTGCCTACTACATCGTCTCGTTTGATTCCGTTTTCAAAGAATGTGATTGCTATTGACTCGGAATTCAGACTATGGCTGATGGTGTCGCCGTCGCCTAGGTTAAAAACTGTTTTGTTTTCGGAGATAGCCTCGGTGCTATTGCAGGCTATCATGATGGTGTTCATTATCACAAAATCGGCGTTTATGGCGTTTTCGAGTTCTTCGGCTATGTGAAACGGCAACCCGCTTGTTACGGCAAGGTTCAGCATCAACGTATTTTCCGTTTCGTTTACCTCGCCATTGATGCTTATTCGATAACCTTTGCGATACTGCCCTAGCACATAACTAGTACCGTTGGCATCTGTCACAATGAGCACATAGCGGTTATAGTTGGTTTCTGCAACTAATCGTATGGCTGACTGCAATGCGGGTATTTTGGCCGAAACTTGGTAGTTATATGTCAATCCTTGTGGACCCCGTGAGGGAGTAAGACTTATGCGTGCTTGGTCAGGTGCAAAATATACCTCAGTAAATAGCCCAACAATATCACCATCAGCCGAATATTGGCTGTGTTCTATCAGTTTTAAGGCTGTTATGTTGGCGTTATTTTGGGCAAATTTGTTAAACATTATACTATTTCAAATGGCTCTCGGCTCTCTACGTTTAAACTTAGCTGCATCGTGTTGATGTCTGGCGACACTTCACCGCTGATGTTTATTTTATAGCCTTTGTTTCGCTTGCCTATGGTGTAAATTGTGCCATTTTGGTCAGTACAGAAAAACACGTACCTGGTATACAACGTTTCAGCAATAGTTCTAAGAGCATATTGTACTCTCGGGATGTTGCATGTGAGCTTATAGTTGTACACGGTGCCACTGTCAGACCTAGCGGGTGTTATAGACAAACTGGCTTGATCATGAGCAAATGGCAAAATGATGGCTGTTCCAGTAATAGCCAAACTGTCGCTCACCCCAGTGTGTTCTACTAGGGTGAGGGACTGTATGCTGGCTACGTTTTGTGTCGGGGTAATAAACATGTGGCGAAAATGTGTTAAAAACGTGCGGGTTTCAAGTTTCTTTTTTCTAAAAGACCTATTTGGGTATTTTTGCCCTTTAGTTCTGCCAAGCAGATACGGCGTCTAGTTCGGTGGTATCAATTTTGCCGTTTTTGAGTTTTTTTGGTACAAATGACCTACCTCCTTCGTTTATTTCATTGGCCGAATACCACAATATTGCGGGAATTTTTTCAGGGTATTTTTTTATAAACTCTTGCATAAGTTTGCATTTTCGAGCAATTTGTTCGGTATTGGCTGATTCTACACTCCAGCCTACGCCATTGGATATTCCTAAATCTGTACGGCTATCAAGGTTTTCTATTCCTAAGCTCAACAATGGTATAAGTTGTACATCTGTGTGTTTGTATTGTCTCATCCAAGATTCTCTGTCCGAAACTTCTTTGGCTATCTGTTGTTCCTGTGTAGCATTTCCGCCAATACTGGTGTTGTAAGAGCTTATGGCATTATTTCGTTTTTGTAGATATTCAGACCATTCAGTGGGATATCCATTATGGCTATAATAGACTACATATATGTCTCCGCCACCTTTGGCTCTAAAAGCCGACTGGTACTTTGGTAGCTCTGCAAAATCAGCCGATATCATGTACAATACAGGCTTGTTGCCTATTTTAAACCAATAATCTTTAAGCATTTGAGTGGTAATCTGGTCTATTTCCTCATTGGATCTACCAGTGTTGCACATAATCGTCATTTTCATGCCTAGTTTATTAGACATGTTTTGAAACTGCTGACGGGTTTCAGAGAGATAACTATCCACATTGTAGTAGTTAAACACCAAGAAGTCAAAACCCGCATCGCGATAATATTTAACCTCACGCTCGGTATCGGCAGGCGTTTTGTCATATTTGACATTTACCATTGTCTCAAGTTCGTCAAAAGTGTTACGTCCTAAACTTTCGTTGTATTTCATATTGTACCTAATCTTTACTTTTTCAGGTGCAATGTGATCTCCATAAAACGGGACCAGGTTAAACTTATCGCCCCAGTAGGTTGCAGCATATCTGTTTCGGCTTATGTGGTTTATTAGGTAGTCGTATTTTGGTTTAGGGTCATTCCAGTAGTCTCGTTCCCAATTATCCCACATAATCAGCCCCACTGGCACACTTATTTTGTCTTGATTAGGTACTGTTGGGTTTGTAACGGGTTTATTGGTTGATTTTATAAATTCTCCTTCACTGTTCTTTTGAAATCCAAGTTTTAAAAATTCAGCTTCAGGAAAATTAGTTGCTGGATATAAACCTCCCAATTCTGAATTCTGGCTAACTATACTGGGCAAACTGTTGATGTCTATTTTAGTTGCATGGTTATTGATTAAGTTTATTCCTCTTGCTACATAATAAGCACGTGCCGAATTAGTTTGCATGAGATAATACTGGCCATTTATTTTTTTAGCAATTAAAATCCTTTCTGGTACTGCCCAGTAGCCTAGAGATATTTCATCGCTCTCAATAGTTGGAGGTGTTGGTTTTGTTGGTCCAATCGGAAAAACGGGTGGTGTAATTACAATTGGTTCCTGTGTAGGTTTTGAAATAGCAACAAATGCATTTCTATACAAATATAGAGCCTTGTCTCTCTGTGAATAGTAGAGCTTTCCCTCGGACGGTTTCCTGACGTTTGCGGTGTCTTTGACGACGCTTTGTGCGTAAGATGCAAATGCAAAAAGTAATAAAATCAATAGTTTTTTCATAATTATGATATTTGGATGGTTTCGTTGGTTTGTTTGGCTTCTCGCCATTGTCTTACTTTTATATAGCTTTCAAAATATAGCTCATCATAAAGGCATTCTGCTGGAATTTCGTGTCGTTTAAAAAATAATCTCACAATCTCTCGGTAACTTATGGTATCGTCGATGCTTTTGTACAATTCGGCAAAATTTCTAAGGTCGTGCAAAAAGGTTTTTTCGATGATCTGTGCAAGGCTTAAGGTTTGCTGCTCTGTTACGTTAATATTCGTATGAAACCTTAATGTGGTTATTGATTTATCTAAAACCTTGCCTTTTTTAAATTCAAAATGCGAATCAAGTTCAATTGGCTGAGCCATCAGCATGTTCAGTATTGCCGAACCTATTACGGTTGTTTTGTTTATTTTGCCGTCTCTGTTTAGGTTTAAAAAGTAGTACCGAACGGAGTCTTTAAGGTAGATCTGTACTGTCATCTCTTTTCATTATTACATTTGAATTATGATGTAAAAGTAAATAAGATAAATCACTAATCTATAAAATTTTAGAACAAAATAGGTAAGGGGAATATTTTGTCACTAAAACTTATAATGACTAAGGTCACGCCTGATATACCATTTGTTTTTCCAAACAAAAAGTTGAAATTTATCAAAGGGAACCAGGCGATTCCAATTTCGTTCGCTATTATGGGTAAGTGTTGTACTAAGGTATGTTTCCTCATTTGAGTGATAACCTCGGATAGTATCGGGAAAAGTCAGTCGGCATAGATTATCCACTGTCACATTGGCCATATTGGCATTGGTTGCATGGTTAGGGTATCCCAAGTAGGAGATAGTGTAGGTAATAGAGTCGTCTTTCAATAGTGCCGGGTTAGGTAAGTTAATCGTTACGCTATCGCCGCATATTACTACATACTTTTCTTGTGTAGTGGTTAAGGTCACATTTTTGTTTGTAACTCCATAGCTTCGTCCTTCTATAAATCGTGGGCTTGTCTCTATCCGGTTGTGTATGCCATAAGCATCCATCAAATACGGCTGACCATCTTTTACACTTATGCCATAAAAGCCTGGTGCGGGTTTTGTGGTGTCGGCATTGAATACAGGTGTAGTACGTCTTCGTACCTGAGCTATTGTCTGCAAGGCAAACAATAGCGTAAATAATGTCAAAATCAGGTATTTTTTCATTTTTTAACAGGCGTTTTAGTTCTTACTAATACGGCTAGTCCTACCCCTAGAGAGAGATAGCCAACTTTTGAATTTTCGACGTTTACGTCCAGTCCAGACATGGTCTTGATCACTGCCGATAATTCAGGGTAGCTATTCAATAACATGGCAACCATCATCATTATAGCTGCTACTACTATTTGTTTGCCTACTAGCCTATAGCCATTCCATCTATTCGTGGTCATGTAGTAGAATCCTGCCGAAAGTGCATATCCGGCAATCATAATCAGAAACGCCATCAGTGTGTTTTGTATCATTTTTTGTCTTGTTTATGTAGTTTAATCCATTTGTAAATTGTGAATGCCGTAACAAAGACAGCTGGTATGATTTTAATCAATAGATCTATGCCAGATATTTCGGCAATTTCCCAAGTGATGATAAGCATGAGCAGGAGTTTTACTTCCAAGTAGTGCATGTGCATGATTTAGTTTATATTGTTAATTTTTGTAGTTTAAAGTCTCCAATTTCTTTTTTTACATCAATTCTCTGTTTGGTTATCACATAATGATGGTCTCTAATAAATAAGCTCATATTTTGCCCGCCATTTTCATGGAAATCAAGCATAGCAGCTTGGTGTGGTTTGATTGGTAATTGTACATTTATCTCAAATGTATTGGCTATGTGTCTTTCAAAATTACCATAGAAACTATTCGGCAAACTCACTCCTGATTTTACTAATTTCAGACTCCTGGTGCCAAGTGTGTGATGAGCGGTTCCGTTGTCATAAAATGCCAATTTAAACGTGTTCTTCTCCGATAATTGGTTGTTTACATCAGATACACCCTTTGCGTCTATTCTTGCTACACCAGCATCTACATCCACCGTGCTAAATGATGTTTTTAGTTCAAAGTTCTCATTTGGTTGGGCAATTGTTGACAAATAGGTCGTATAGTCATTAATGTCCTTCGTAAATGCATCCGTAGGAGTATGTGTCAATACAAGCCTATTATTTACAATTGATTCTTTTATTACGTATTTCGGATCAAACCATATCTTGTTACCAGGGCTAATAAAGTATGGGTCTGCTAAATCAATTTTAATGGACTTACTACCAACAAACACCACAAGATTGAGTGCAATAGCCAACTCCTTAATGAACTGGGATATGGTCATATCAGGTACATGGTCACTGTGCATGATGTTAGTACTTGCCCTTACATCTCTGAGGTTTACCAGTATAAGTTTGTCTAGGCTAGTGTTCGAGAAGAATGTACCAGTAAATGCAATGCCAGTCTGTAGGCTGATACTATCAAACAACTTCTTAATGAAGAAGCACGGCACTAGTGGTGAGGTTAAGTTGTATGTAGTACCGTTGTGATTGTTAACCGTGCCACTATAGCTATTACTACCGAAGTACCCTGGGTTGTTGATCTTCGGGTAACAAAACAAATCAGAACTCAATGGCGTAACAGATGGTGTGGTAGGCTTGGTAGTTGTACCTGTTAACAATGTACTCAACACTTGCGGGAATTCGGTCAGGCTCTTATTAATTTGCTGCACCAGGCTAAGCTTTATCTCTTTATCATCCACGTTGTGAATCTGCAATACACCTTCTTGAATAATATTGCCACCATTATTTAGCGTACCGTTCAACACAGTAGGCGTGCCAGTGTTTTGCTTATGAAATCCTATTCGTTTTAAATTGTGCGGAGTAGTTGGTATTTTAAACGGGAACACCTTAGCCCCTGTCAGTACAGCAAACTCGACAATAGGATTAGATCTCTCTAGCACTATTGATTCGTTTGTGAACAAGTCTAACTGCTCTCTGTTGGCTCGTAGTTCCAATGCTTCGGTGTTTTTTTTTGCAACATTAACACAAAGCGATTGATGATGTTAGTTTCTTTTTTCAAAACTTATATTCCTCTTTTGTCTGAAGGTGTACGTACAAAAAAGGTATAG